CTGGTTAACATAGTTGTTTTACCAACCCCGGTTGGGGCTAACACAACACCAATCTCACCTTTAGCTAACCCACCATTTAGAATATTGTCTAATCCGTCTATGCCTGTTGGGATTGGGTGTCTATAGTCTTCATCCAATAATTTATCTAGTTCTGTAAAGATTTCAAAACTACCTGTATCCCCATCACCTATTGTAATAGCTTCCCTAATATATTCTTCACATTTATCATAACTTTCAAAATCACCTTTCTCCATTATATTTTCTACTTTACGAATAGCTTTTTTAAGTTCTTGTTGTTTACAGAACTTAACAGACTTCTCTTTAACGAATAAATGGTCCTCAAAAGAAGCCTCTTTAATTTCTTTTAACATATCAAATATATTTTTTCTTGCCATTTCAGAAGAAATTTCTATTCTAGTTAATTGGTCTAACGCGTCAAATGAAGGTGAGGTTTCGTATTTCTCATAATATTCTTTAATTAACTGCATAACTAATTTAAAGTATTGGTTGTCGAAGTACTTTGCTAATATAGCGTCTATAATCAACCTAAAGAAGGTATTGTCAGTTATTATTAAGTTTAGTAGTTTTAATTGGAATGTGTGTCCTAGGTATCCAAAATTTTTATTGTCATTCATATGTTAATTTCTTTAATGATAAATATCTTACAAACTAGTAATTAAATTATAATCTTGGTAGTGTGTTGTAACTTTTTTCTGGGATAGTATTTGTGTTAAGTCTCGTAGAATAGAAAATATTTGTGGTCTAATATCTACTGTAAATCTTACTTTTGGTGGGTATATGTCCGCTCTGAAGCTTCTAGTGTATATTGTTTTACTTCCCTTATTAATTGTTAACGTAAAATACTCTTCTTTCGTATCTAAATCTACACTATTATTTCTGTAGTTACCATCTAACAACAGTAATGTTCTCCATCTTAAATCGTGTTCAAATTCACTAACTAGGTCAGTAATATTATGGTGTAGTTCTAAAGAACTGGTTGATACAGGATTAAAATTTCTTACAGTAAAATATCTTTGGCATACTATGTTGTCTTCTAATTTTAATACTAATTCACACTTTTGTGTGTTATCTATTGTTTGTTTCATTTTAATCATTTTTTTTATTTTTATAAAAATCTTTTTCTATTCTTGTTAATCTTAAAAATGGCCTTACAAAGTCCACCCAAGAATCATCTTTCTTAGGTAAAATATTAAGTAAACCATCTGACATCATCAAGTCCAAAGCATTTTTCCAATGTCTACCTTTCGGGTCTATAGCTTCTTTTGATAATTCTCTTACTCCGTTTATTGCTTCTTCTGTTAAAAATTGTTTCCCTATACCTATTATATTGTAGTTTACATCCAGTATGTGTTTATTTTCTATGGTTGGTTGTTGTTTTTGTGTTATCCCTTCTACTATGTTTTTTTCTTTCTGGGTAAGTTTATCTTTTAAATTAATAGTATCTATAACCTCTTTTAGGGTCACTTCTTCTTCTAGTATTTCAGGTTTTATTTTTATTAATGATTTTATACCAACCATTTTTATACCATATATATTATCTGAAGAATCACCACAAATAGTTTTAACTACTCTAACATTAGTAGATGGTATGTTAATACCATTTAAGGGTACCTTATCCCCACACTTAAATAACTTACCTAAGGATAATATATATAACGACACATTAGTAGAAATTAACTGTAGTAAGTCTCTGTCTGATGTAAGAATAATAATTTCCTCCTCTCGGGATTTTTTACAGTAGTACCCTAGACAATCGTCCGCTTCACATTTATCGAACACAGCTTGTCTAACATAAAGTTCTTCTAGGTATTCTTGTGTCCGTAATTTTTGGCGCGCATAGGAATGTACTTCATCTTCCGATTTATTTTTTAATCTTCTATTTAACTTGTAATCTGGGTATAGTTTAAGTCGTGGGTGGGTATTTTCTTTGCCATCCCAAAACACAACTACCTTTGTTATAAGATAACCATCAATGTGTTTTCTGAGGGTGTTTAAAAAATGATACAAACCACCTATGTGGTCTGTACCATTATACATATTTTTTATACCATGAAAACCTGTACTTAATAAGGAATTTCCGTCAACTAATAATGTTCGTATCAAAACACATTTTTAAAGGGTTAAACAATTTTTTACTTTACTACTTCTAACAATTCAATTTCAAAATTTAAATCTTCACCTGCTAGGGGATGGTTCATATCTAGAGTTATCTTTTCTTCCTCTATTTTTATTATCTGTCCTTGTATTGGTCTTTTTTTGTCATCTTGCCCTTGTACAAACCCTTTAAGTTCAAATTTCATTTCTGGTGGGAATTCACTTTTTAGGACTTCGATAACAGCTTCATCGATATACTTGCCGTACGCTTCTTCTGTTACCAAAGATATTTTTTTAGTATCACCAACTACCATTTCTTTTACTGAATCATTAAATCCTTTAATAAGGTTACCATCATCAATAACAAACTCTAATGGTTGTTCTCTATCTCTAGAACTATCAAACACTTCACCTTCTTTAAGGGTACCGATATAATGTATTTTTACTTTGTCTCCTGTTTTTAATTTAGTCATTTTCTTTTTCTATTTTTAAGTCGAATTCCCCACCGGACCCCAATTGGTCAGTCCAAAATGTGGAGTATTCTTGTTTATATTTTTCAATTGATTTTTTCTCTTCTACTGGTTCTCTACCTGAAACAAATCCATGTGGTGTTATTAAAATCTTACCATCCTCATAACCTAAACCATTTACGTGATTTTTCATAATGGTTATTTTTGTTCTAGTGGCAAATTTTACTTTTCTTTTATCTTTAACAGCAGAAATATTTGTTGTACCAGCATTTTTTTGGTTCCCGAACCTAAAAACTAAAGTAGAGTTTAACCATAAAGATTCTCCACCTTTTGCCTTAATTTTTGGTTGTCCAAATGGGTTATCTGGTAATTCTACCCATGGTTGGTTTACCACAACTAGTGTGTTTGTATATTTTGAATCTTGTCTTCTTGATTTACCTATTCTTTGGTTTAGCCCCATACCAATTTTATCAGCAAGGGTTGCTGCGTTATGCATTTTACCCCCTTTCCCATCAAAAGTCATTTTACATGGTACTGAACCAACTGAGTCCCACATAAATAATAAATCATACTCAATTTCACCTTTCTCTTGTGCGTCTAATAATTCATTTATGTAGTCAGTAATTTGTTCTATGTACTGAAAGTCGTTATTAAATAGAAAAAATCCATCCCAATCTATTTCACCAGTAGTTTGGTCTACAACTTCTTCACAATCAAAACCCAAAAGTTTAGCATGTTCAAAACCCCATTTTTGTTCGGTAATAATCAATACTGGTAAAATTCCTTTATTTTGTGCATCAACCGCTGCCTTTATTAAAGCTGTAGTTTTACCGGTGTCTGAATGACCAAGAAACATTTGTAAATGTCCCATTGCTGGTCCTGGTAATCCGGTAGCATCAAGAAAAGCTTTCCCTAAATCAAAAAATCTTTCTGGTTTAAAGTTAGCTTTCTTTGAAAACTTGTCTTTCAGTTCTGAAAATGTTCTTTTTTTCAATGCCATAATCTTTAATTAAAATGGTAAATCTTCGGATTGTGGGTCGTTTGCTTGTGGGTCAGTACTACCTAAAACTGTTGTGTCTGTAGTATTTTTTACCGCGTTAGGGTCGTCATAAACATATTTCTTTAACTCTGAATCCCATACTGGGTCCAAACCTTTAGAAATAGCTTCTAGGTACTCAATTGGTTTTTGTGAGTATACGTCTTTCCAGGTTCTTTCGTCTTCAGTCCACTCTTTTGTTTGAGTTTGGTCTTCAGATAATTTACCTGGGTCTTCGTACATAACTGAAGATACTGTTGTGTATTCACCTCTACCTCCTGGTAATGGAAGGGTTTGAAGTATTAATATTAAATCTCTCCCTTCATTGATGTCTGTAACATCTCCTTTATTTCTCCAAATAGGTATAATCTTATCTATTGGGCCATTTCCTTTCCAATTATGTTTAAATCTCCAAAATTTAACGCCATCCTCCTCATTATCTCTATCTACAACCTTTACAATGTAAAATTTTTGTGAACGATAAGAACGTGCTAATTCTTTTGATTGTGCATCACCAGCTAATCTTAAAGCTTCTTCAACTTCATTTAGTGGACTTCTTTCCCCGGATGGTTTACCTGCTGAGTCTTTTCCTGGGTCATAAAGTTTTTGCCATCTTCCTTGAACTTGTATATTGTGGAAAAATACTTCTTTAAAAGGTGAACTACCGTCTTGTGTCGGTACTATTCTAATTCTTTTTTCTCCTTGCTTTGTTCCTTTTGGTAACATTATGGAAAGATATTGTTTCATTCTTTCTTCTGATGTCATTTGTGGTTTTGTGGAACCCCCACTTTGTTTGTTTTTCTCGTATTGAGCTAAAACCGCGTCTAAACTATTACTCATAAATTTTATTTTTTAATAATTAATTAATTAATTTCTATATAAATATATGAATATTGTTTGTAGTTGTCAAATAAAGATTGGGTTATTTTACTTTATTCCTCTGTAGTCGTTTCTAGCTGGTTCTTCCTCTTCTTCAGGGTCA